ATGTATAATCAAACTTTATATAAGGTTATAGAACCTATAAGAATAAATACGATTAAGCGTCTTAATAAAGCAAAGAAATGGAGATATGGTTATAATAAAGAACATGATGTTATTGTTATATCCAAAACTGGTCAAATAGGTGAGGTGTATAGCATACAAAATTTAAAAATAGCTTTACCTAAAGCGCAGAATGTTTTTAAAGGAAATGACAAATGGGAAGTTAAAAATTATCCAAAAGAATTACAAAGAATAAAAAATATATTTGACTGGAAAGATTTACCAAGTGATTTTCAAAATAAATGGCATGAGTATATTGACAAAGAGTTTACTAAACGTGATGAAGGGTATTGGTTTTACAACAAGGGTAATCCTACTTATATTACTGGCACTCATTATATGTACTTGCAATGGACCAAGATTGATGTTGGGAAACCAGAGTTTAGAGAAGCAAATAGATTATTCTACATTTTCTGGGAAGCTTGCAAAGCAGATACCAGATGTTATGGAATGTGCTACCTCAAAAATAGACGGAGTGGCTTTTCATTCATGGCGTCATCAGAAACCGTTAATCAAGCTACCATTAGTTCAGATTCCCGATTTGGTATATTATCAAAATCAGGAGCTGATGCAAAAAAAATGTTTACTGACAAAGTTGTGCCTATATCCGTTAACTACCCATTCTTCTTTAAACCAATACAAGACGGAATGGATCGGCCAAAAACTGAGTTGGCCTACAGAGTTCCAGCTTCTAAGTTTACAAGAAGAAAAATTATTGCAAACGAAAGAGTAGAAGAATTAGCTGGGTTAGATACAACTATTGATTGGAAAAATACAGGAGACAACTCTTATGATGGTGAAAAACTTGCGTTGCTGGTACATGATGAAGCAGGTAAATGGGAAAGGCCAGAAAATATATTAAACAACTGGCGTGTAACTAAAACAACATTAAGATTAGGTTCTAGAGTTATTGGTAAGTGTATGATGGGTTCAACTAGTAATTCATTAGACAAAGGAGGTGAAAACTTTAAAAAACTATATAATGATTCAGATGTTACAAAAAGAAACCGCAATGGACAGACTCGCTCAGGATTATATAGTTTGTTCATACCTATGGAATGGAACTTCGAGGGATTCATTGATTCTTATGGAATACCTGTATTCAACACGCCCGCAAAGCCAGTTGAAGACAATTATAGAGAGATCATTGACATCGGAGTTATTGAACACTGGGAGAATGAAGTTGAAGGTTTAAAAGGTGATCAAGACGCATTAAATGAATTTTACAGACAATTTCCAAGAACTGAAGAGCACGCTTTCAGAGATGAAACTAAAAATAGCATATTTAATCTTGCTAAGATTTACGAACAAATTGATTTTAATGAAGAAGCTACAACAGAAAGCGCAATTACTGTGGGGTCTTTTTCATGGGAAAACGGTGTTAAGGATACAAAAATACAGTTTACACCTAACCCGAATGGAAGATTTAAAATAAGCTGGGTACCAGATTCTAATTTACAAAATAATATAATTATAAAAAATGGAATTAAATATCCTGGAAATGAACATATGGGTGCATTTGGCTGCGATAGCTACGATATATCCGGCACTACCGACGGCAAAGGATCTAAAGGTGCTTTACACGGACTTACTAAGTTTAGTATGGAAAATGCGCCACCTAATAAATTTTTTATAGAATATATAGCTCGTCCGCAAACAGCTGAAATGTTTTTTGAAGATGTATTAATGGCATTAGTATTTTACGGTATGCCTTTACTATGTGAAAATAACAAACCCAGATTATTATACTATTTAAAAAGAAGAGGCTACAGAGGTTATTCAATGAATAGACCGGATAGAGTTTGGAACAAATTATCAACTACTGAAAAAGAAATAGGTGGAATACCAAACTCAAGTGAAGATATAAGGCAAGCTCACGCGGCCGCTATTGAAACTTATATAAACTCCCATGTTGGTCTTAAACCAGATGGAACGCATGGTAACTTATATTTTAATGAAACATTAAATGATTGGGCTAAATTTGATATAAACAAAAGAACAAAATTTGACGCAGCTATAAGCTCAGGATTAGCAATTATGGCATGCAATAGGCATTTATATAGGCCCAATGCTGAAAAGCAAAAATCAAAAGTTAACATTAACTTTTCAAAATACGAAAATAAAGGAACTTTATCAAAAATAATAAAAAACTATGGCTGAGTCCGTTATAAAAAGTTACTTCCCAAGCCAAACAGCTAGCGACGACGAAAAACTATCACAAGATTATGGTTTAGAGGTAGCTAGAGCTATAGAAAATGAATGGTTTAAAAAAGACAGAGGAGTTAATAGATTCTTTGTAAATCAAAATAACTATCATAAGTTAAGGCTATACGCTAGAGGAGAACAAAGCATACAAAAATACAAAGATGAATTATCTATTAATGGTGATTTATCATACCTTAATTTAGATTGGAAGCCAGTTCCTATTATACCTAAGTTTGTAGATATAGTTGTAAATGGTATTGCAGAAAGAACTTACGATGTAAAAGCATATTCACAGGACCCATACGGAGTTGCTAAAAGAACTCAATATATGGAAAGTGTTTTAGCAGATATGATGACAAAAGAATTATCTGAATATGCGATGCAAGAGTTTGGATTAAATATTCAAACTACTCCTGCGGATAAATTACCAGATAATGAAGACGAATTACAATTACATATGCAGCTTGATTATAAGCAAGCAATTGAAATAGCAGAAGAACAAGCAATACAAACTGTATTTAATCAAAATAGTTATGAAAATACTAAGAAAAGATTATTTTATGATTTAGCTGTTTTAGGTATTGGATGTGTTAAAAATAATTTTACACAATCAGAAGGAATTAAAATTGAGTACGTTGATCCTGCAAATATAGTTTATTCATATACAGAATCACCTTATTTTGAAGATATATATTACGTTGGTGAAATAAAAAATATAAATGTAAATGATCTTAAAATGCAATTTCCAAATCTTACAGATATGGATTTGAAAAAGATTACACAACAAGGTAGTCAGGATTATAATACATATAATAAATATAACACACAAGTAAATAATAAAGATAATAACTCAGTACAAATAATGTATTTTAACTATAAAACTTATATGAATGAAGTTTATAAAGTTAAAGAAACTGCAACAGGTGCTGAAAAAATTATTAAAAAATCTGATGCCTTTATGGCAACACCTATTAATGGTGAATTAAGATTTGAACGTATTGCAAAAAATATTGAAGTATTATACGAAGGAGTGTATATACCGGGAGCAAACATACTTTTAGATTGGAAGCTTTGTGATAATATGTTACGTGAAAAAGCAGATATCAATAAAGTTAAATTAAACTATTCTATTGTGGCACCTAGAATGTATAATGGTAGAATTGAATCTTTAGTTAGCAGAATCACTGGTTTTGCTGATATGATACAATTAACCCATTTAAAAATGCAACAGGTGCTTTCAAGAATGGTTCCAGATGGTGTGTATTTGGATGCGGATGGATTAGCTGAGGTTGATTTAGGTAATGGAACAAATTATAATCCTCAAGAAGCATTGAATATGTTTTTTCAAACAGGTTCGATAATTGGTAGATCCTTTACATCTGAAGGAGATATGAATCCAGGCAAAGTTCCTATTCAAGAAATAAACAATAGCGCTGGTGCAAATAAATTAGCACAATTAATTAGTACATATAATTATTATATGCAGATGATTAGAGATGCTACTGGTTTAAATGAAGCGAGAGACGCAAGTACACCAGATAAAAATGCTTTAGTTGGTATTCAAAAATTAGCAGCTGCTAACAGTAATACCGCAACAAGACATATTTTACAAAGTGGATTATTTTTAACAGCAGAAACTGCAGAAAAAATATCATTAAGAATTGCGGATGTGTTGGAATACTCACCTACAAGAAATGCTTTTATACAAAGTATTGGAGCTCATAACGTGGGAACACTGGATGAATTAACTGAACTTCATTTACATGACTTTGGTATATTCTTAGAACTATCTCCTGATGAAGAAGAAAAACAATTGTTAGAAAACAATATACAAGTTGCAATAGGTCAAAATAACATTGAACTTGAAGATGCTATAGATATTAGAGAAATCAAAAATGTAAAGCTTGCTAATCAATTACTAAAATTAAGAAGAAGAAAGAAGCAAGAAAAAGATATGCAAATACAGCAATCTAATATACAAGCACAAGCCGAAGCAAATGCGCAATCTCAACAAGTTGCTGCTCAAGCTGAAGTACAAAAACAACAAGCATTAACTCAAAGTAAAATACAATTAGAGCAAGCTAAAGCAGAATTAGGTATGCAACAATTAAATGCTGAAGCTGGTTTAAAAAAGGAGTTAATGAATTTAGAGTTTCAAATAAATATGGAACTACAGGGTATGCAACAAAATGCTCAAAAAGAACAAATAAAAATAAAAGAGCAAGAAAAAGCTAAAACCCAAGCCGCTAAACCTTTTGAATCATCAGGTAATGATGTTTTAAGCGGTAATTTTAACTTAGGTGCGTTTGAACCTAAGTAATATATATAGTGTATAATTTTATAATATTTTATTATGTCAGAAAAGATTAAAGCAAAAGTTATAGATGCTGAAGAGCCATCTATACAAGAAAAAGAAGAAATCGTACAAAAAAATGCTGGGTTTGATAAAGAATCCGGTGTGTACAAGGTGGATCTTTCAAAACCACCAGTAACTGAAGAACAAACTAAAGACAAAACAGATGCCGTTCAAGAGCAAAGCACAGATGAGGTTCCTGTACGCGACGAATCCGAGCCTAGCGAAGAAGTGGTCGAAGAAGTACAAAACAAATCTGAAGAATCTTCCGAACAAAAAGAAGAAGAAGAAAAAGAAATAGTACTACAAGAAATAACAGATGAAACAGATACAACTGACGAGACAGGAATGGATGGAAGCGATGAAGCTACCAACGCCGCACCGGAACAAGAAGAAGTATTACAGAAAGAAGAAGCACAAGAGCAGGTAGACTATCCTGAAAATATAATGGACTTAGTAAAGTTCATGAACGAAACAGGTGGTACTTTAGAAGATTATGTAGCATTAAATAAAGACTACGAAAAATTTGAAAATATGGATTTATTGCATGAGTACTATACTCAAGCAAAACCTCATTTATCAGTAGATGAAATTGCATTTTTAATTGATGATAAATTTTCGTTTGACGAAGAGGTAGATGATCCTAAAGATATTAAAAGAAAAAAATTAGCATTCAAAGAAGAAGTTGCACAAGCAAAAAATCATCTTGAAGGAACAAAAGCTAATTATTATAAAGAAATTAAAGCTGGAGCAAGGCTAACGCCTGAACAGCAAAAAGCAATGGACTTTTTTAATAGATATAATGAAGAAAGTGCAGAGCAAGAAAAAACAGCACAATCTCAACGGAATGTGTTCGATAATAAAACTAAATCTTTATTCAATAATCAATTCAAAGGTTTTGAATATAATGTTGGCGATAAAAGATATAGGTTTAATATCAAAAATGTGAACGAGGTGAAGGAGACTCAGAGCGACATCAATAATTTTGTCAAGAGGTTCTTGAATGAAAAAAATGAAATGAAAGACGCTGCAGGTTACCATAAGTCTTTGTTTACGGCGATGAATGCCGACGCAATTGCAAATCACTTTTATGAGCAAGGCAAAGCAGATGCTATTAAAACTTCTGTAAAGTCTGCTAAAAACATCAACATGGATCCTAGATCCAGTCATCAAGAAATTGAAGTTGGTGGTATAAAAGCGAGAGTAATTAGTGGAGACGATTCATCAAAACTTAAACTAAAACTTAAAAATTATTAAACTTAAAACTTTTAAAAAATGGCAACAAACGTTTCATTTTCCGGCCCAGCGGCTGGAAGTATAGTTAGCCCAAGTGCTATAAAAGCAACATTGGCTTCTAACTATTTAAATTTTCATGGTTCAGGTGGAGGTAACTGGTCACAACAGTACTTACCTGAATTATATGAGCAAGAAGTTGAAAGATACGGAAATAGAACTGTATCTTCTTTCTTAAGAATGGTAGGTGCAGAAATGCCTATGGCTTCTGATCAAGTTATTTGGTCTGAACAAGGTAGACTACACTTAGCATACAATGGTCAAATCAAAACAGAAACAGGGGAAATTGACACAATTACAGGTATTGACTCTGGAGCAACTGAAGCTCACGCAGTGAGAAAAGGTGCTACAGTAGTAGCTGTTGTTAACAACGTTGTATTTAAAGCTTATGTTACAGCTGGTATTGAAGCAGCAACAGACGCATTAACTATCAAACCTTACGGCGCTGAAAATGTTGATGACATATCAGGTATCGCTGCAACGGACAACCAAGTTATTAAATTCTTTGTTTATGGTTCTGAATTTACAAAAGGAACTGCAAGTATGACTGATGCTGTAGAACCAACTTTCAAATCTTTTACTAATAAGCCACTTATTATTAAAGATCACTACGAAGTTAATGGTTCTGATACAGCTCAAATCGGTTGGGTTGAAGTTTCAGGTGAATCTGGACAATCAGGATACTTATGGTATTTAAAAGCAGAAGGTGACACTAGAGTTAGATATGAAGACTATCTAGAAATGGTAATGCTAGAAGCTGAGAAATCTGTCTCAAGTGCTAACGCAGCTGTGCCAGATGGATCTGAAGGTTTATTTTCAGCTATTGAAAGTAGAGGTATTGTAGCATCAAATCAATTTGACGCTAGTACACCTGCTGTAGATAAACTACCTGAGTTTGATCTTTTATTAAAAGAATTAGACAAGCAGGGATCAATTGAAGAAAATATGTTGTTCTTAGATAGAGATGCAAATCTTTATTTTGATGACATGTTAGCAGGATTAAACCCAAATATTACAGGTGGTTTATCTTACGGAGTATTTGAAAACTCAGAAGATATGGCACTTAATTTAGGTTTTTCTGGATTCAGAAGAGGTTCTTATGACTTTTATAAATCTGATTGGAAATATCTTAATGATAAATCTACAAGAGGATTAATTGGAGGCTTAAGCGGTATTATGATTCCAGCTGGTACATCTTCAGTATATGATCAGCAATTAGGTAAAAACGTTAGAAGACCTTTCTTACACGTAAGATATAGAGCTTCTGAAACTGATGACAGAAGAATGAAATCTTGGATTACTGGTTCAGTAGGTGGTGCATCTACAACTGGTGATGACAAAATGGAAGTTCATTACTTATCAGAAAGATGTTTAGTAGTACAAGCAGCAAATAACTTTGTATTATTTAACTCTTAATATTTAACATAAGGGACGGGTGCTTCGGCACCCAAACCCCTTATATTTTTTAATTTTTATTATATTATATCATGTCAAAAAAACAAAAAGCAGAGGTGGCTGTTGAAGAGCCCGTAGCGGTTGCTCCACCAAAACAAGAAAATAAAACTCCTAAATGGGAAATTAAAGATAGGGTTTATGAACTAAGAAGTAATAAAACACCTATTGTATATATATTAAAAAGCAGGGGTTTACTATGGTTTGATGAAAAACTAGGTTACGAAAGAGAAATTAAATATTGTGAAAATCAAAAAACAGTATTTCTTGACGAAATGAAAGGCCCAGAAAGATTGAGTCATATAATTTTTAGAGACGGACAACTATATGTTTCTAAAGAAAAACAAACATTACAAAAATTTCTTTCCTTATATCATCCTGAAAACGGAAAAACATTTATAGAATATAATGCAGTACAAATTGCAGAAAATGATATTAGTTATTTAGAATCAGAAATTGAAGCTTTAACTGCAGCTCAAAAAATAGAAATTGATCACGCGGAAGCAATATTGAGGACTGAGTTGGGTGATAAGGTATCTGCGATGACTTCTAAGGAGCTTAAAAGAGATTTATTATTATTTGCTAGGGCAAACCCACAGTTATTCTTAGAATTAGCGAATGATGAAAATATTAATATTAGAAATCTTGGTATAAAAGCTGTTGAAGCTGGAATTATTAAGCTATCTAATGACAACAGAACATTTATGTGGGGTACAAATGATAGAAAACTTATGACAGTTCCATTTGATGAAAACCCATATTCAGCTTTAGCCGCATATTTTAAAACGGATGAAGGTGTTGAAGTATATCAAACAGTTGAAAAGAAATTAAAGTAAACAATTGTAGGTAAGGGCCTACACTTGTGGGCCTTTAACCTATAATAAAAACATAATGAGTGTAAACGTAAATACAGTATACCAAAGAGTATTAGCTATAACAAATAAGGAACAACGAGGTTATATTACACCTCAGGAATTTAATTATCTTGCTAATCAAGCTCAATTAGATATATTTGAGCAGTATTTTTATGATCAAAATCAGTTTCTTAGAATACCTGGTAATGATACTGAATATTCTGATATACTCAGTATAATTGAAGAAAAAATTAGCATATTTGAAAAAACAAATACTGCTGTAACAGGGGGAACTACTTTACCTTCTGATTTATATAGATTAGGTTCTGTTATATTTAATGGTGCAGAAGCAGAATCAATAAGCCAAAAAGATTATATCTATATAACACAATCACCCTTAGCACAACCAACAAACGATTTTCCTATATATATTAGAGATAATGCGGGCATTAAAGTATATGGTAAAAACGCCGCGGGTGCTTTAGAACAAAAAACTTCAGGTGTAACTTGTAACTATATTAAAGAGCCTACGGATGTATCTTGGGCTGCTAATAATGTAACAGGAACTTATAATGCTAGTAATTCTGTTAATTTTGAATTACACGAATCTGAAGAAACCGATCTTGTAGTAAAAATATTATCATTGTCAGGAATGATATTAAAAGATAATTCCTTATATGGTATTGCAAGTGGCGAAGATGTAAAAAATTCACAAGAAGAAAAATCATAATAAATGGGTCTAATTAATCAAACACAACAAGCGTATTACGAAGGTTCCGACTTTGGAGGCTATCAGTTTATAACATTAAAAGATATTGTAAATAATTTTATGATTTCATATGTTGGTGAAGATAAAATTATATCTAAAATTAAAAGAAACAATGTTTCATTCTTTGCACAAAGAGCTTTACAAGAGTTAAGCTATGATACATTTAGAAGTGAAAAATCTCAAGAAATAGATGTTCCCCCTACGTTAACAGTTATGTTACCACAAGATTATGTAAATTACGTTAAGTTTACATGGCTTGATAGCAGTGGAGTTGAGCATACTATATATCCTGCAATAAAAAGTAGTAACCCAGATGCTATCTTACAAGACAGTAATTATAATTATACTTTTGATAATAATGGAAACTTGATTAAAGCAAATTTATCTGAAACATGGACAAAATACAAAGATCAAAATACTAACACCGATGTTGTAAATGATTTTTATTTAGAAGATAATAGAAGTTTCCAAACATTAAATGGGCAAAGATATGGCTCTGACCCACAACATATGAATTCTAATGGATCATTTTATATAGATCCTATAAAATCAAAAATTCATTTTTCTGGAAGTTTAGTTGATAAAACTATAACATTAAAATATATAAGTGACAGCCTAGGAACTGATGCTGAAATGAAAGTACATAAATTAGCTGAAGAGGCTATGTATAAATGTATAGCCTATTATATTTTATCTACTCGATCGAATACTCCTGAGTATTTGGTTATGAGAATGAAAAAAGAAAAATTTGCAGCGGTTAGAAACGCTAAATTAAGATTATCAAATATTAAATTAGAAGAGCTTACTCAAACAATGAGAGGCAAGTCTAAACAAATAAAACACTAAAATATGCCTGAAATTAAAAACGCATTCATTCATGGCAAAATGAATAAAGACCTGGATGAGAGGTTAGTTCCTAATGGTGAATATAGAGATGCTTTAAATATTGACGTCGATTACTCTGATGGCAGCGATATTGGTGCGTTAAAAAATATTTTAGGTAATACACAAAAAGATTCTATAAATTTATCTTCAGCCACGTGTATTGGGCATGTTAAAGATACTGAAAATGATAAAATTTATTGGTTTATTACTTCATCTGCAAAAGATATTATAGCAGAATACAATATATCTACAGAAGCTTCATCTGCTGTTGTTGTTGATACTGGTAATGTTTTAAATTTCAATACTAATAATTTAATTACAGGTGCTAATATATTAGATGGCGTTTTATATTTTACAGATAATTTAAATGAACCAAAACAAGTTGATGTAGCATACTGGAAAACACAAACAACAAATTTTAATACATTAACAACTGGTTTATCTGAAGAAAGAATTACTATAATTAAAAAATCTCCAATGGCTGCTCCATCTCTCAATATGAGCAGCTCGTTAAGAACAGGAAATGGAACTGCTGGTAATACTCAAGTTACTACAAGTTTATTATTAGCCACAAGCGGCTCTGGTTTACAAAACGCAAAAGATTCTGGCTCTACAATATCTGGCACATTTAGCCCTTCACCAAATTACCAAGTTGGTGATATAATCATACTAAAAAACGATTTCACTGGTTCAGACGGAACATTAACTAAAACTGAAGCAAGAATAAAATTAACATCTATTTCTGGAGGTACTTTTGCTTCTGAATTACTAACTATTAGTAAACAAATGGCGGGTGGATCTACATCTTATATTGCTGTTTTGCAAGAAGATGATCCTTTATTTGAATTAAAGTTTCCTAGATTTGCATATCGTTATAAATATAACAATGGACAATATAGTTGTTTTTCACCATTTAGCAATGCTGCCTTTTTGCCAGATTCAAGTGTAGGAGCAGGAACTGGATTTGAATACAATGCAGAAGATGGTTTTAATTTAGCTATGACTAATACATTAAGATCTTTAACGTTAGAAAGTTTAAATAACAATATAAGTGCTGATGTTGATGAAATAGATATAATATATAAAGACTCTGTTGGATCTAATGTATATATAGTTGACACTATAAAAAGACAAAGTAATAATAGTATTGCTTCTACATTTCAAGTAAAAGATGAACAAATATTTAAAGTTTTACCTTCAAATCAATTATTAAGATTATTTGATAGTGTGCCTAAAAAAGCTAAATCACAAGATATAACAGCTAATAGATTAATATATGGAAATTATACTCATCAGTTTAATTTACCAGCAGCCCCTATACAGTTTGACATTAAATTAAAAAACAGATATACTGCTGCCGCTGCAGACAGAGTGCAAAGACAATCTATAAAATCAAATAGAACATATCAATTTGGAGTTGTATATACAGACACTTACGGAAGACAAACACCAGTGCTAACAGATAAAACAGGTATTATAAAGGTGCCTCAGGGGGAAGCGAAGAACATGTCTAAGTTTTCTGCTAAAATAACTTCTTCAGCACCATCTTTCGCTACTAACTATAAATATTTTATAAAAGAAATATCTTCCACAACTTATAACATATGTGCGGATAGTTTTTATCAAGATGATCAAGGTTATATGTATGTATCTTTTCCGGCTTCAGAAATTAATAAAGTAAAAGAAGAAGATATACTATTATTAAAGAAAAAAGCGGGCAACCAGCCAGCTGAAAATTTTGGTAAATTTAAAGTATTAGATAAATTAAAAACTGCGCCTAAGTTTTTAGCAAATCCTGTAGAAACTTATTATAGGCCTAGTGAGTTTGCTTATTCTGCACAATTTGGAGATGGTACAGAACAAACTGTAATAAAAGCAGGTTGTACTCCTGTTCCAGAGCATAATACGATTACATTAAAAAACTTTTTTAAATGGGGAGATACAAGTATTGCAGGAAATACTTATGTAAGTACCTTACAAACAGCTATAGGAGTTTCTAGCCAAGGCATGGAAGTATTAACGCCTGGTAAAAAAGTAAAATTTATAAACGGTGGGAGTGAATCTGAAATTTATACAATTTCATCGTTAGAGGTTCATACAATAGGCGGGGACGATATTGAAGTACATTTTGAAGAAGAATTTGGCGATGATGTTAAAATGTTATATACCGATTATGAAGAAAACCCAACAACAGCGGCAGTAAGTGGAATATTAGTTGGAGTAAGAGAAGAAGAAAAAAACCCTGCAGAGTTTGAAGGTAGATTTTTTTTAAAATTAAAAGCAGATAATAATTTATTAACTGATTTAATTGGAACAGATACTGCTAATTTAAATGCAATATCTACAACTAATGGAGTTGATGGAGATCCGCAAGCTAATCCTAGCGGCACAAGTGGTACCCCAAATAATCCAGATAGACAATATTTAATAAGATTTGGTGGTAAAAATAATGCTAATTCTTCAACAACAGCAAGCTTAGCTGCAAGCTCAGGTGGGTGGGGTACCTCAGGGGGCGGAAGAGACGGTATTACTGCTAGCTCTTTTGGTTCACCTACTATTGATTTAACTAAAGGTTGGCATATAGGTATACAAACAACTGTTGGATATACTGACGCAGAATCTATATATAATAATAGCCCTTTTACTAATAATTTAAAGAAAGGTAACTATATAAGCTTTTTTAACAAAACAAAAGCTAACGGCGATTTAGATTTAAATTTTTATAAGATTGAAGAAGTAGATATTAGAGATCATAGTGGTGGGCAGAGGGTTTGGTCATTAAAATTTGATAGAAATTTAGATGGAGATGTAAGATGCTTTTTTGAAACTGTGGATAGCGGCAGTGGTAGTGCAACTAAAATGTCTATTACTGTTCATGAATTTAAAGCAGGTAGTTTAAAAAATATAGTTAACCCACCAGTATTTGAAATTGAGCCACAAGATGATACAGACATTGATATTTATTATGAAACACAAGAAAATTTAACAGTTAGTGGTAATCATGGTAATGAAAATTCATTATTATATTACAATTGTTTTAGTTTTGAAAATGGTGTTGAGTCATTTATAATAAGAGATGATTATAACGCTCCTGTTTTAGGCAAAGGTGTTAGAGTTTCAACAATATTTGAAGATAACTATCAAGAAGAAATACTAAAATCAGAATTGATATTTTCACAAATATATAATGGAAAAACTGGTATAAATAGATTAAATCAATTTATTATAGCAGAACCTATTATAAAACAATTAAACCCTGAATATGGTTCAATACAAAAGCTACATACAAGATATAATGATATAATAGCTTATTGTGAAGACAAAGTAATAAAAATACTAACTAATAAAGACGCATTATTTAATGCTGATGGCAGTGCTAATGTAACATCTAATACGTCTGTTTTAGGGCAAGCAATACCTTATAATTCAAATTATGGTATTAGCACAAATCCTGAAAGTTTTTCAGATTTTACATATAGAGCATATTTTACTGATAAAAAAAATGGAGTTGTATTAAGGCATTCTGCTGATGGTATGGAAGAAGTATCTAATTACGGAATGAAAGATTATTTTAAAGATAATTTAAGAAATCAATCTGGATATATATATGGGTCTTATGATGAAAAGAAAAATCAATACAATGTTAGCTTGCCTACTGGCGTAAACAACACAGTTTCTTATTCTGAGTCAATAAATGGTTGGCCTAGTAGGAAATCTTTTGTGACTGAAGGAGGAACAAGTATTAATAATAAGTATTTTACTTTTAAAAATGGTCACATATATGAGCATCATGTTGGAGCAAGAAATACATTTTATGGATCAAAAACAGATTCAGAAGTTACGTTTTTAATAAATGAGTCGCCCGCTAATATGAAGAATTTTAGAACATTGAATTATGAAGGGGACTCTGGTTGGGTATGTGATAGCATTTTAACTGATCAACAAGACGGCAATGTTTCTGCTTTTATTGAAAAAGAAGGTAAATATTTTAATTATATTTCAGGCGTAACAGAAACTGAAAGCACAGTTGATACTAAGGCATTAAACGTGCAAGGGCTAGGTACTTTAACTTCTCAAGCTGTAGTTGGTAGTAATAGGGTATTTACATTTAATTTTAATTTAAATAAAGACATACAAATAAATGATAACTTGTATTATGTGGATGGTTCTAGTGTTAAGCAGGACTTAGGTAAAATAACAGCTATAAATACGGTTGCTAAAACTATAACAGTGGTTAATACATCTGAAGCACCACAGTCATCAGCTTACATGTTTTATGTTAAGGATGCCAAGTTTAATACTTCTGGCGTTTTAGGTTACTATGCTGAAACAAAATTTAAAAACACTTCTACTGCTAATAAAGAGCTTTACTCCGTTGGATCTGAAGTTAGTATAAGCAGTTAATATGTAATTATAAATATATAAAAAAATAACAATATGGCAATTCAAGGAATTTTAGGTGTGCTCGGAGCAGCAGGAGGAGCGGCAGCAGCAGCAGGTCCAGCAGGGGCGGCATTAGCAGGTGCAAAAGTTGCTGGTAAAGCAATTAGTGGTCTTGTTAATGTAGGCGCTAGCCTTTTTGGTGGTCGTAAAAGAAGAAGAGAACAAAGAGCAGCAAGAAACGAATTTCAACAAGAAAAACTTAAATATCAACAATTAGATACGTCTAATCCTTATAAAAATTTGACTAACCCGTATCAAAACCTAACAGTTAATACACAAGCGGCAGATTTTGCTGCACAACAAAGTGCGCAAGGAGCGGCTAACATTATGTCTAGTATGGCAGGTGCGGCTGGTGGAGGTGGTATAGCTGCGTTAGCACAATCACTAGCTAATTCACAAAACCAACAAGCTCAACAAGCTTCAGCAAGTATTGCTCAACAAGAATCTCAAAATCAAGTACTAGCTGCTAAAGGTGAAGCTGATAGACAAAAATTAATAGGGCAAGGAGAACTAGCTTCTCAAAAAATGACAGCGGCTAAACAATCTCAATTGCTTGGCATGGCTAGTAAAAGAATGCAAACAGCAGATGCGGCAAGGGCAAAAGCAACTCAGCAATTAATGGGTGGTATCGGACAAACTATGGGAGCTGGATTAGACGCTGGGGCTTCAGGAGCTTTTGAAGAAGGGGCTTTTGGAGATGTATTTAAAAAATCAAATAAAGAATAATATTATGGCTATAATGAAAGACTTTGTAAACGCTGGAGGAGCATTTTCAGCAGGTATGAGCGCTGGATTATCTGGTATAGATGATAAAATACGAAGAGCTGACCAAGCCCAAGCGGCGGTAGACTCTAGAGCTATGTCTTTAATTAATCAATATCCTCCCGATCCTGAATTTGACAAGGTGTCAGATGAAGCAAGAGAACCGTTATTAAATTTTGTAAATCAAAATAAACAAAACTATTTTAATATAGCAAGGCAGTTATCTACTATGAGGCCTACGGATGATAATTTTATGAATATGTCTTCGCAGCTACAAAGTTTAAAAGCAGGTATGATTACTGCTAATGATTATTTAAATGATTTTAAATCTTTAAAAGAAGAATATTTTCAAGAAAGAAATAATATGTCTAATGGCATGTCACCAGAAGATAAAAGAAAATTAGATTTAGTATTTTTAGAAAATAATTATAGTATGCAGTTCGATGACTTTGGAACACCTACTTATAAAACAGAATTAGGTGATATAAACCATGCTCAGCTATCTAATTATTATACAAAAGATGATGCTTTTGCTTTAGAGGTAATGAATAAAGCAAATGAAGTGTATACTTCGGGCGCTCAAGGAATTAATCTTGAAAATACACCATCTTTTAATTTATTAAAAAATAGCTTAACAATGGCTATAAATCAAGGCGGTCCCGAAAGATTACAATCATTATTAAAAGATGATTTGTTAGAAGGTTACAATTTAGCAAATATAAATCCTAATAATTACAATAATGAAGAACAAATGAAGAATGATATTGTTAATAACATAATGGGTCATCTAGTTAATGTAAATAAAAGTGGGTTAGATCAACATAAAAAAGTTACTAAACCAAGCGGGACAAATTTTGGGCAAGGAATGAGGGATGACTTAGCTACAACACAGGGTATTGCTAAAAATGCACTTGAATTTGCTGGCTTAGCTGGGTCAAACAATGTGGACCAGATGGTTTCCTTATTAAGACAATCAGATATTAATAATGTAGATAAGGTACTGACCAAAAAAGAAATGTATGACGCATGGTTAGCAAGTGAAGACAGAAAAGACAAACAATCTGCTAAAGATGATTTTGTTGCAATATATGGTGATTCACCTATATATTATGACTCTGCTGCATTGCCTTTTGATATAAACGATCCACAAGGTTTATTTAAGTTATATTTACAATTATCACCTATAAGTGATGATGTAAGAAATTATTATATACAAAATGCTAGGTTTGAAAAACCAAAATTACCTGGTGTAAAATAAAATATATGTCAGATTTTACTTTTAATGGAACATCATATACTGAGGATGAGGTTAAAGGCGCAGCTTCTGGTCTTGGACTTTCTTTAGATGATTACCTAACACAATATTCCGACGTTCAAAAAGTTGAGGCACCTGATCCTAGTGCTGAAAAAACAGGCGGAGAAGGGCAAAATACATTTGCTGGTAAATTTTTTGAGGCTACAGCTGATTGGTTGGGTATGGGTTCTGAACTTGCTGTTAAAGTTATGCCTGGCCCTGTAACAGGATTTTTAGGAACACTATTTTCTGGTGATGCTGTTTCAAGAGGATTAAAAGGTAATAATATAGATCTTATAGAGGCTACATATGCTTTAAAAAATGCTCCTGAACTTACAGATGAAATATTAGAAACCTTTATTGCTGAAGCTAACGAATCAAATAAAAATGCAGAAGAATTAACTGAACTACAGGGTTTTGTAGAATCTTTTGACAAAG